ACTTATAAGGCATACTTGCCAGATGATTAACCAGCCTTACAATGGCTAATTGATCTTCTTCCATCAACTCATTTATCCTACATCTTATTGATATCTTATGTTCACTCACTTTCTTACTACTCCTATGCTTATTTCTTTATATACTGCATAACTGGAATTAAAATCATTCCAGCTAAACAACCTAACCCAACAATCAAACCTAGTAACAATTCTAGCTGTAGAATAAAAGCTAATGAATCTGAAATTGTATTAGAGATACCTGCAGAAATTACACCTAGTAAAAAAGCTGATACTTTTATACCAAGATGTTTTTCTACCAATATTTCTAAATTCAAATATGTAATATAAAATGCTAGTACCAACACAGCATTATCTATAAAACCAAATATAAATATTGTCATTAAGTCCATGTTATTTATTCTCCAAAAATTGTAGTGTTGCCTTATCAATCTTATATTTCAAAGGATTATGAAAATAGGTCTTAGGCTTATTCCTGAGAATTTCAAGCCTTAAAAACTTTATAGTCGATTCTTTATTATCTTTTAATATATTCATGCTGTTTTTATCTCTAAAGATTCAATATAATCATTTACAATATATTCGCCTACAATGTAAACATACATATTCACAACGTTTTCAGGCTCAGAAAAATCTGTATTAACCTTACCAAAGTGCATATTTTCATATTCTTTAATAATGTTTATAACGTTAAAGACTTCATCAGATAACCATTCTTTGGCTTGATATCTGCCTATAATGTAATAATCAGTATTGTATATCTCGTGATGTAGTTCGCCATCTTTAATAAGTTTATCAAGGGTTTCTTTGTCGTATTCAACCAAAGAATCTTTAAAACTTTCTTTTATTTCATCATATTTATAATAATCTTTTATATTCATATCTATTCAACCTCTCTTATTGTTTCCCATTTTCTCGCATCATCTAAAACCAAATCAATCTTATAGTACTTCTTTGTTACTGGGCTATAATAAACTTCAAATTCAATACAATCACCATGACTATATTCCAATTCAAGGTCTTCATAAGCATTATCGGTATTTATTATTTTATCTGCATTTTTAACTTCTTTTGGTATTAACATTTTTATCTAACTCCTATATATGGACATCCATGTCCGTTAAATCATTCCTTTAAATTAATTTACTTTTTAGCTTAATTTCTTCTCTAATCTCCTTATGCTTAGCTTCTCTAATAGCTTTATATAAAGGCTCTATTTTTTCATAATTATCTAATAAAACTGAGCTTTTAGGGGCTGGTATTTTTAAGTCATGAAGCCCAGCAACAATTAAATCTGCTTCAATTCTTGTTATTTCAATTTTCATATTATCCTCGTTGTTATGCACATCCATGTGCTATTTAATCATTCCTTTTAAGTCTCATCAGTATAACTAGTCCTCTTTTAGCGTTTCATAAACATGTCTAGTCAAACCCTGTAAAGTGTTTTTATGAGCTGATATATATGAGCTTTTAAGTTCACCATTATCATGCGAATCATTTACATGGATTAGAGCATAGACTATTAAATCTGCTTCAACTTTTGTTAGTTCAATTTTCATAATTTCCTCTTTGTTATATACATCAATGTATGTTTATTTATTAAGAGTAGATAGGCGTTATATGTAGATAAGCAAATCGTATATAACTTTAAAAGCTGTTCCCTACGATATCATAGGTTTCTAATTTCTTAGATGAACACTTACCCAACTACTCCTTTATATGGATATCCTTATCCGTTAAATATTTCCTATGTAATAACAATAATATATTTCTATAGTATATGCAACCTTATATTGGTCTAATAACAAATTAATATCAGATTCGACAATCAAAAAGTACTCAATAGCCATTATCTACTATATATAAACACTTAATAACTAGGGATCTTTAATTAGCTAGTAATTAGACAATATCAAGGCTATATATAGGATTCGCCACTCTAAAGAAGGATTCTAAGGCTTATATCTTATATAGACAGATAAACATATATAGTTTGTGTAGGCCTAGTAAGTATCAGTAATAGATTAGATATTAGATAGAAAAATAATAGTTACTATCTTCTAACCCTCTCCAATAAATAAAAGCAGATAAGAAACTATAAAGCCTATATATAAATGATTAAGATTGTTTATAAGAAAATAATAATATTAGAAAGTCATTGATTAGAATATTATAATATTAGAGAGTGGCAACCCCCTTTTGTCAGACCAGATTATATATATAGTTCCACATCTGCTATGGTGGGAAATATCAATACTAATAAAATATATTCATAAACACACCATGTTGGGATATCAATAAAATAAAACACAAGATAGGGCGATTTGGTTTGCAATGTTAAAAAAAATTGGATAACCTTAGAGGTGGAGTATTATGTCTACAGAAAGAATACAAAAGATCCTGGGTGAGCTTACTAAGCGACAAGAGGAAAATAGATTAAATTATTACCAACCCTACAAGTTTCAAGAAAGATTCCATAAAGCAGGTGATGAAGCCAATCAAAGATTATTGATGGCAGCTAACCGAGTAGGTAAGTCGTATGTGGGAGCTATGGAAATGGCAGCTCATTTAACTGGCCTTTATCCTAAGTGGTGGCAAGGTAAGCGATTTGATAAGCCTATTAGGGCATGGGTCTGTGGGGCGAGTAATGAAACCACACGAGATATCTGTCAAAAAGAATTATTTGGGCAACCAGACAACCCCAGAGATAAAGGGAAAGGATCAATTCCTAAACATCTCATTGGCGAAACCACAAGGAAACCAGGTGTGCCTAACGCACATTCCTCGGTACTTGTAAAACACAGCACAGGTGGGTGGTCTAGAGTTGCCTTTAAGGCTTACGAACAAGGGGCAGAAAAATTTATGGGGGAGAGTTTAGACCTTATTTGGCTAGATGAAGAACCTCCTCAAGATATCTACTCACAATGTATAACCAGAACTTTAGATAAAAGAGGACAGGTTTACCTTACTTTTACTCCAGAATCAGGCATGACTGAGGTAGTACAGAATTTTACCAGTGATTTAAGACCAGGACAGGTTTTAGTTACAGCAGGTTGGGAAGATGCAGAACACCTAACCGAAGATATGAAAGAACAGATTTTAGCGGCCCTACCTCAACATGAACGAGATATGAGGTCAAAAGGGATACCAATGATAGGTTCAGGGCTAGTATTTCCTATAGATGAGGATAACTTAGCTATCGAGCCTTTTAAGATACCCAACCATTATGCAAAGATTGCAGCAATAGATTTTGGATATGACCACCCTACAGCCGTAGTTTGGTTAGCTTGGGATAGAGATGAAGACATAGTATACGTTTATGACTGTTATCGAATGGCTAAACAGATACCGAGTTATCACGGATCACACATCAATGAACGAGAAGGCTCTGATTGGATTCCTATAGTATGGCCACACGATGGATACCAACACGATAAAGGAAGTGGTGTTACTCTAGCCGAGCAATACAGAGATGCTTATGTCAATATGATGCCGTTTCACTTTGAAAATCCTCCTGCATTAGGGCAGAAAAAGGGTGGAAACAGTGTAGAAACAGGACTTATGGAGATGTTAGACCGAATGGAGTCGGGTAGATTTAAAGTATTTAATACCCTTTATGACTGGTTTGAGGAGTATCGTATGTATCATCGTAAAGATGGAAAACTAGTTAAACTTAAAGATGACTTAATGTCGGCTACAAGATATGCTGCATTGAGTCTTAGACATTCAACAACTAAAAATTCACGCTGGGAATCCAAGGGCAGATTAGGCCCTGATGTCGCAGTCGTATAGGAGAACATTATGGCAGGATTTGGTACAGGTAAAGATGAATATGATACTCAAGAATATCGTTTTAACAAAAAAAATGCTAAATATGTTAAAGAAAGCAGAGAACAGCTTTATAGAAGATTAAAAGAATTAGAGATGGAAGAATTTGATAAGAAAAATCCAGACACAGTTACTTTAAGAAACTCTATAAAAAAAGGAATGTCAGCAGCACAACAATTTAAAAAAAGGTATACAAAATAAATGGCTAAAAAAATGACCAAAGATGAACTAGCTGCACAACTAAGCAGTGAAATAGAGTCTGCTTCAGGAAACTTCAATACAGAACTATCTTCTCAAAGAGAAAAGTCTATGAAGTATTATCTTGGAGAACCTTTTGGTAATGAGATAGAAGGTCGTTCTGAAATCGTTACAACCGATGTAAGAGATACTATTGAATACATTATGCCGAGTCTTATGCGTATTTTTACTACACATAACAATGTAGCTGAATTTGAACCCCAAGGCCCTGAAGATGTCGAGATGGCACAACAAGCTACCGACTATGTTAACTATGTCTTTAACAAGCAAAACAATGGATTTAAAATCTTATACGATGTCTTTAAAGATGCCCTTATAAGCAAGACTGGAATCGTTAAACATTTCTGGGAAGAAAAAGAAGAAATTTCAACCGAGAATTACGAGAACTTAACTGAGATGGAGTACCAATCTATCCTTGCTAACGATGATCTTGAGGTTATACAGCACACAGAAATCGTTGTTATGAAGCAACAGGTTGATGATTATGGTAACTTAGTCAGTCCAAAGATTGTTGAACACGATGTTAAAGTTAAAAAAACCAAAAAAGATGGACAGGTTAGAATAGTATCTGTTCCACCAGAAGAATTTTTAGTATCAAGAAGGGCTACTTCTGTTGAAGATGCTAGTTTTGTATGTCATAGAGTCAAAAAATCAGTATCTGATTTAATTTTAGAGGGATATCCCAAGGATCTTGTAGAAGATTTACCCACTTATACACAGAACAATGCAGAATATAACGAAGAAAGACAAGCAAGGTTTAGTTATGATGAAGATTCTGACCCTTCTCAAGATGAAGGTAAAGGCCCATCAAGAAAAGTTTGGCTAGAAGAATGTTATATACACATTGATTACGATGGCGATGGTATAGCAGAACTTAGAAAGATTACTAAAGGTGGTAATATAATATTAGATAACGAGGAGATTGATTCAATTCCTTTCTCAACTATCTGCCCACTACCAATACCTCATAAGTTTCATGGCATGAGTATTGCTGACACAGTAGAAGATATACAGCTTATTAAATCTACTATTATGAGAAATCTTCTTGATAATATGTATTTAACTAACAATGCGAGATACGCTGTTCTTGCTGGTCAAGTAGAACTAGATGACCTATTGTCCTCTAAACCAGGTGGAATCGTTAGAATGAGAGCACCAGGAGCTGTTACAGCACTACCTACACCACAGATACAACCTTATGCGTTCCAAATGGTTCAATACCTAGATGGCATTAGAGAAGAAAGGTCAGGTGTATCTAAGATGACACAAGGATTAAACCCAGATGTGCTTAACTCACATGTTACTTCAGGGGCAATATCAGCAGCAACTGAGTCCTCTATGCAAAGAATTGAGCTTATTGCTCGTATGTTTGCTGAAACAGGCATTAAAGATTTATTTAGAAACATATATGCTTTAGTACAAAGATATGAAGATAGGAAAAAAATAGCTTATCTTAATGGAAAATTTGTACCGATAGATGTTTCTCGTTGGAAAGAAAAACTAAATTGTACTGTCAATGTAGGTGTTGGCTCTGGTAGTCAAACAGCTAAAACTCAAACAATGGGTTCTATCATGCAAATTGTTCAACAATTAGTTCAAAATGGTGGAATGGGATCACTGGTTACACCACAAAATATATACAATGCAGTAAGTGAATTTATAGCACAATCAGGATATAAAAATGCAGACCAATTTATATCTAACCCACAGATGATGCCACCTAAAGCACCACCTGAACCTACGTTAGAAGAAAAAGTAGAGCAAAGAAAAGCACAAGTAGAATTACAAAAACTACAACTACAAGCTCAAGAATTAGAAATTGAAACGCAACTTAAAGCACAAGAGTTAAAACTTAAACAAGAAGAAGCTGCAATCAACCTTGCTCTTAAACAGCAAGAGTTAATGATTAAGAAATCGCAACTTGAGTTAAACGAACAAGAACTTGCACTAGAAGCTGTACAGAACAGACCTATAGGAATAGGGCCAAGCTAATGGCATATCCTAAATACTCAGGTCATGGAAGAATTGAAAGAACTAAATTAGTTTCTAAGAAGATTAAGATGTTAAAAAAAGAAGGCAAATCACAAAAAGAATCTGTAGCAATAGCTTTGAATACTTATCCTAAAAGAAAGAAGTTGCCACTAGCATGAAAGATTTAAACGAATTAAATATAGAAATAGAGTTAATTAAAAAAGATATTCATGATATAAAAAACAATCACTTACAACATATTGAAAGAGATATGAGAGATGTAAAGATTGAGGTTTTTAGATTTAAATATGCAATTTGGGGAGCTTTAGTTATATTTATATTAATGACAGACAAATTTACACAACTATTGAGGTTATTATAATGTACGGAAATAAACCAATAAAAAAGAAAAAGAAAAAGGGTAAATGTTAATGGCTAAAGGAACTAAACACTACTTCAAAACAGGCAAAGAGTTTAAAGGTAATGTTCATAAAATGCCTAATGGTCAACTACATTCAGGAAAAACACATGGTAAAACTTCTAAACAAGTTGTTCATTTTAATGACTTGTCAATGAGAGCAAAAAAGGTAGCTAAAAAATAAAGAGGAGAACTAATGGCTAAGACTGGATTATACGCAAATATAAATAAAAGGAAGAAAGCAGGAACAAGTAGAAGTAAAAAGAAATCTACTATAACAGATAAAGCCTATGCAAATATGAAAGCTGGTTTTCCTAAAAAGAAAAAGAAGAAGGGATAAATTGTCTAAATTTGATACAAAATCAGAACTTACAAATACAGAATTACAACAACTAATGTTGAAATATCGACTTTCAATAAACGAGGTATGCTTGAAAACATCTATTCCTAGGAATGATATTCAAGGTTATCTCACTGGGAGAAAAACTATAACCACAGAGTTTGTGGATAGAATCAACCAAATAGGAGAAGACAATGGCAGATAAAGACAGTCAAATTAAAGAAGGGCAAGATGCTGAAAGGTTATTAACTGACCCTTTATTAATTAAATCATACGAAGTAATCCAAAACGATATCTTTCAACAATGGATTAGAACAGAAATAGAAGAATCTAGTAAAAGAGAATCTTTATATTTTTCACTTC